ACTCGTGAATATGAAAGCAATTGGGACTAATCAATGACTATGCATCTTGTTCGTGGTATGAATACCACATCAACTCGTAAGCGTAAGACCAAGCGTACTCCAGGCTGGCAAAAAGCTCAGGCTGAACATGACGCTTGGCTGCGTAAAATGGGTGTACACCCTAATCAACTTAAGACCAAGGAGAAATCAAGTGGCACGAGTATTCCGGACTATTCAGCGAAACGTTCAACAGTCCCGACGTCGGACCGTATTACAGCCATCGCCGGAAAGCGTAAAGCTCAGGAATACTCTGGTGACTATATCACCGGTCTCGCCACAATGCACAAATCCAACACAGTACCGGTCGGTCGAGGAAGTGACCCAAAAATATACGCACAAATGAGACGAAATTAATGGTTTACTTTTGCGGAAAACTGTGGTAGAATATATCTACAATAAAAATTGTCGAGTGAGTATAAACGCGGTTAAGCCTGTAGACGACATTAAAATTAAAACGCAGGTGGGAAGGAAGGCAATCCCTCAAGAGAAACCTTCATCTATTTTGTTGAGGAGCAAATATTATGGCAATACCAAAGCGTACTAAAAAGAAAACTGTCCGTGCACGTAGGCGTACTGGCGCGTACGGTGCACCAGTTGATAAGGGTTTTGACTCTGTTCTGTATTACTTTCAGAACGAAGTTGATCGTAAAGAAACTATCAACTTTTCGAAATCTTTCATTCGGTCTCATTTCAATAAGACAGATGCAAAGAACATCCTTGCTAATCCAGACTACATGTTTGGTCATGGCTATATGGGTGCTACTTCATTCTGGTATACAAATGGACATGAAGTGACCGAACGTTCAGAGTATTGGAAGAATGCTATTGTCAATCGGTTCAAAGGTTTCATTGAGTCCGGTAAAGCTATTCTAAAAGAAAAAGCTGCTGAAAAGAAAGTTGAGAAAAATGTAGTATCGCTTTCTCCAGTACAACGTCTTCAGAATAAGATTAGTAATACTATTATGCAAGATCTGCTTGATCTCGAAGATCAGTGGATCGAAGGTGAGAAGACTACGATTGATGTCTATCTTCTCTTTAAGAAACACGGTTTGGCAGGATCGGCAACAATGCCAGTCCGCCAGGTGATTGAGGGATGGTTGCTAGATTATGAAGATGCATACCATAAGCGTTGTGACCAAGCCGTCGAGGGCTATTCACATTTGAAAAGACCTGAACTCAATCGCCGCATTAAAGCGTGTCAAGACATGCTCCTCGATCTTGACCGCATTAAGTCCGCAGCTAAGGCTACTCGTAAAACTCGAGTCAAACAGCCTAAAGCTGCGGACAAACAAATTGCAAAAATGAAGTACAAATCAGAGGATGCTAACTTTAAGCTGGTTTCAATTAATCCAGTACAAATGGTTAGCAAAATAAGATTGTACACATTCAACACTAAGTCTCGAGTATTGACAGAGTATATAACTCAAAGTGTCGGTGGATTTGAAATCTCTGGTAGCACGATTAAGAATATCGATCCTGTCAATAGTCGACAAGTCAAGCTTCGTAAACCAGACGAGTTCTTGCCGATGGTCTTATCTAAGACACCAAAGCAAATCGATGCTGAATGGAAGAAGCTGACTACTAAATCAAGTACACCAAACGGTCGTATCAATACAGACACAATCTTATTGAAAGCACTTGACAAATGAAAGTAATAGTGTGTGATCCGCCGAGTGGATGGAAGTATGGATTTCCAAAGCCAATTCCAGAAGGCGTTGAAGACGTCAAAGCTTGGTTGGTAGAGAATGGTTATCCACAAAGAGAAATTGATCTATGTGGTAATCATTTCTGGGTAAGACATTGGGAGACAGAACTTGACGATTGAAGACAATTTTTTGACTAAGTCAAAATTTACTAAGCTTATCGAAGCGACAGTAACTGAAACTAAACTATCTTATATGGACACTATTCTATATCTCTGTGAAAAGAATGATATTGAACCAGAAGATGTAAAGAAGTTTATTTCACCTATCATTAAAGATAAGCTTGAAGCTGAGGCAATGCAGCTAAACTTTTTGCCAAAACAAAACACACTTGACTCTGCTTTTTTTGAGTAAGTATGATATATATTATACATACCTCTGTTTACAAAGCAGTGAATGTGTGGTATAATATTTCAGTTAACAATACAGCAATAAGGACAATACGATGTCATTCGAAAATCTAAAACGCAATCGCGATCAAATCTCTAAACTCGTTCAAGCAGCAGAAGCCACCGGTGGCGGTGAAAAGAAATCTTATGTTGATGAGCGCGTTTGGAAGCCAACTGTAGACAAAGCGGGTAATGGCTATGCAGTACTCCGATTCCTCCCAGCAGCCGAAGGCCAAGAACTTCCATGGGTTCGATACTGGGACCACGGATTCAAAGGACCAACCGGTCAGTGGTATATCGAAAACAGCCTTACTTCTATTGGTCAGACTGATCCAGTTGGCGAACTCAACTCACGACTCTGGAATTCTGGGATTGAAGCAGACAAAGAAAAAGCCCGAGCACAAAAGCGCCGGCTCCACTATGTAGCTAATGTCCTAGTTGTACAAGATCCGAGTGCTCCTCAGAATGAGGGTAAAGTATTCCTCTATAAGTTTGGTAAGAAGATCTTTGATAAGATCATGGACTCTATGCAGCCAGACTTTGCAGATGAAACACCGGTCAATCCTTTCGATTTTTGGGAGGGTGCAGACTTTAAATTGAAAATCCGTCAAGTTGAAGGATACCGTAATTATGATAAGTCAGAGTTTGCGAGCCCATCTGCTCTCTATGATGCAGACGAATCCAGACTGGAGTCAGTCTATAATCAACTACATGATCTCGGTGAGTTCACCGATCCAAAGAACTACAAATCATACGACGAACTCAAAGCGAAGTTGATGCGTGTACTTGGTGAAGAAGCGACTGCTGGTGCATATACTGTTAAGCAAGAAGCTGCGATCAATGAACCGGCTCCTGCTCCAGAACCACGTGCAGCAGAACCTGTCACAGCAGAATCCATGAGTATGGGTAATGATGATGACGATACAATGTCTTATTTTGCACGATTGGCAAATGAAGACTAAGAATAAGGTCAGCCAACCAATTAGGCCTTGTCGCTGAATAAGATTCGGACAAAAGTTGGTGAACAACAAAGGAGAAAGACTACTTCGGTAGTCGGGGATTAGGGAGCTTCGGCTCCCTTTTCTTTATGGTGCTGCTGTACCATAAAGCATTGAATTAGTGTCAAATGGATCAACCGCAGATTGAGGCAGATTATTAAATGCATTATTAGAAACTACATTATCTCCAATCTGGCCTGTGATTGTAGGAACCTTGTCTGTACGAGGACCATATGCAGAAGTAGCAATCGCTGATTCAATTGCAGCAAATTTAGAACCATTGCGCAAAGCTTCATTGGGTTTTAGCCCTAATTCAGAAGCAACAAATGCTCGAGCCTGTTGCGATAAAGCCGATGAATATATTCCTTGAGCTGCGTTAGATCCGGGTAAAATATATGAAGGTGTTTGTGTCTTTGCTTGTATTTCAGCTGCTGCAATTACTTCTGGATTTTGTTTGGCCGCGGCTAAGGCAGCGTTGAAATTTTTAAACTTCTTAAATGCTTCTTCTCCACCAAGATTCTGTTTCATAATTCGAGCTACATCAACTTCAGAAATCGTTAAAAGTTCAACTAATCCTTGAGCTGCTTCTAGGTTATCTTTTAACCCTAATTGCAATAACATGTCTCCAAATAAGTAGCTATTAATAAAAGCAGAAATTGTAGGCGCCATTTGTGGAAATGATTTCTTAAGATAATCTTTTAGAGCATTTCTGCTTTGCTTAAATTTAGTTAAATCATTGTCTCTGTATGCTTCTACGATATTGTATGCGAGTGTAGCAGTGTTTCCAGATTCAGCACCAATAGATGAAGGAATAGTGACAAGTGAAGCAAAAAGTGCTGGTCCTGATGCTAATAATCTAGAAGCAGATGCTAAAGTGCCGGCTGTTCTAGACATTCCTAAAGCACCAGTTATTCTGCTGCCAGTCGCAGCACCAGCTTCTACAATGCCTTCTGGACTAAATATTCCCGGCACTCTTAACAAATTATTAAATCTTGTCCCTCGAGCAAATGGATTAAGAGACTGCTGTCTTAATGCATCTTGAATAGTCATAGGAATACGAGCTTCACCATAACCAGGAAGTTTTGTCCTATCTGCTAAGTTCTGAGCATCAACAGAAAATACATTTGTGCCAGTTCGTAATTGAACTTTTCCGCCTGCAGTGTCCATCACTTGAGCATCAAGTAATTTTCCAGTGGTAGTTTTATATTGAATATTATCGCCGACTTTTAATGTGCCTAGCTGTGCATTAGGTCCAGCTAACCGAGAGGCTCTATCTGCAAATGCTTGTTCTGTATCAATTTGGCCTACTCTCAATCCAGCAACTCTTCTTTCTAATGCTGCTACTTGATTTCGTAGTGCTTGAGCATCGAGTTTTCCTGCTGCTCGAGCTTCTGATAACGCCACTCTTGTTTCTTTAAGATCTAGCCTCGCAGAAGAAAGATCTGCTCGAGCAGAATCTAAATCTGTTTGCAAAACTTGTCTTCTTGCAATTGCATCATCTAGTCGTGCTTGCAGCGCTTTCATTCGCTGTTGACCGGCTTCAGTGAAGGTTCTAGTTTCGGCTTGAATTTGTCTACGCAAGTCTGCTTCAGTCGAGAAAGCCTTTTTAAGCTCGCTATTTAATGCCTTTTGTTGAGCCTTTAAAACTTTAATATCATCTTTTAATACTTTTTGAAAATCTTTTAATTCACTGGTAAGAGACTTATTGATGTCTAATAAAGCGCCGCGTTGAGTGCCAAAAGATGTGGCTAAAGCATTTTTAATTCCTCTAAATCCGAGTTGTATAGCTTTTAATGCACCAAGAGCTAAAGCTGTTCCTACACCTTGTGTCAATATTCTAGACATTGTGCTAGGACCACCGCTACCACCACCGGCAGTAGCTCCACCAGCAACAGCCACACCACCGCCAGCAATAGTTCTTACTTTGCGCTGTTCTCTACGATCTTCTAGTTTATCTAGACGATCTCTTTCTTGAACGGCAAGAAACTTTTTGATGCCTTTATCAATACTATCAAGAGTCTTTCCTTGATCTTCTTGATTTTGAATTTGTACGGCATCTCCGGTTTTAATCAGATCTGCTACTTCTTTTAAAGTGATAGCCATTACTGGGCCTCATTTCTTCTTTGCTCTTGCATTTCTAAATGATTAGTCAATAATGTAACGTAAACTTCCCTTTCCCACGGTATCATATTATAT